GCCAACTTGGCGCGGCGGCGCGCTGTTTCGTGCTCTTGCTGCGTGGCCTTCTGGGCTACATCGACGTCAACCTGGGCGGCGGCCATTGCCGCTTCGTGCGTCACGCCCACCGCTTCAAGCAGTTGGCGGTACTTCTGGTCTTGCTTGCCGACTGTGCGGCAGCGGAAGAAGTCCGGGCCGCGCGCCACCGCTCGGGCCGCGCAGCCCTTGCAGCCGCTGCGGTAGCCGTAGTGGGGGCGCTCGCTGGCGAGTTGGCAGTCTGGGCAGGTCACGCCGCCTCCGCCGCCGTCACAGCCACCCCGAGCGCCGCCCAAGCGTGCGAGGTCACCCCATGTGTCGATCCGGGAGCCTTTTTCGTACCTGGCGGCCCCAACTTGTCGATCAAGGCCTGACGGACGTTCGCATCCTTGGCCCGATTGCTTCCGCAAAGGTGCAGCTTCACGGCGCTGCGCTTGACGCGGACCACGGCCTCGGGGTCGTGCCACGCCTGAATGAATCGGCCGGTCCACAGCAGCGTCTCGACGGATTCGTCTCCGATGGGCATGCCCCGGGCCTCGAAGCGCTCGACAGCCAGGGTCATCGGCTCATGCAGGCCCGCCTTGATGTAGCCGCCCACCACGCGGAGGCGCTCAAGCATGTGCTCGTTCGGCGACACGCCGCTCTCTTTCACGCGGCCAGCCTCCAGCACAGCCCAGCCGCTTTGCTTGGTGCCGGGGTCAATGGCGAGGATCGCGGGCATCACGCAGCCACATCCTCAAACGCCGGGATCAACACGCCCTTGCCCGCGTAGCTCTCCCGGAACGCGGCAAGCCACGTCTTGCGCAGGATCACGCCCGGCTTGCGCATCTCGCCCACCAGCTCGTCAACCTCGATCAGCGCGGCGCGGTCGGCTGCATCAAGCCCGTAGACGCCGGTTTCAGCGTGCCGGGCCTTGGCGTGGCGGATTGACCATGCCGCCCGGTAGAACCGCTGCAGCGCCGCGTCGAGCCCGCTGGCATCCAGGTGCGGCAACTTCTCGCGCTGGGTGATCTTGATCGCGCGGATGCTGGCTTCGATCAGCGTCTCGATCTCGCCGATGTTGTCCGGCGTGGCCTGGTGGGAGAGGATGGCATCGAAGGCCTTGCGCTCGGTCAGCGCGAGCTTGTTCCGCGCAGTCGCATTCAGCGCGAACAGCGGGTTGATCGGGATGACCTTCGGCCCAGTGCGCGGACTGGGCTTTGCGGTCTTGGTGGATCGCTCCAGCGCGCGACGGCTGGCTCGGCTCAGGGTTTGCATCTCAGGCGGCCCTCTTCGTCTTCGCAGCGCAAGAGTTCGCCGGCAGCTCGTAGCAGCCGGGTCGCATGGCTGCGAAGCCATCGAGCACCCGGCCGCGCACCTCGAAGCGCCCGGGAGGCGTCGGGGCCACCGTCACCCTGGCCTTGCTTAGGTCCGGGTCGCCCGGTAGATGCGCAGGACCCCTGGCTGCCGCAACGTGCACAGCCGCCGTCGTCGGTTTCGCCACCCGGGCACGCAGTCGCTCGGCGGCGCGGTTGTCGAGCTCGGCCTTGCGCGCGGCCTTCTGCTCCAGCTTCGTGCGCTCGCGCTCTTGCCGCTTGCGGGCGTCCTCTGCTTCGCGGGCGGCCCGGCGTTCTGCGGCTGCGATCCGGCGTGCCTCGGTTGCCCGCCTTGCGTTCTCGGCCATCTTCGCCTCGTGGTCTGGGGTGCGGTTGGCGCGGCGCTCGGCCCGCTTCTGGGCGTTGCGCTTGCGGTTGAATGCGCGGTGCCGTTCAAGCACTCGGGCCTTCTCGGCAACTTTCGCGGCTTCAGCCTTGTCCAACTCCAGGAACACGCGGCGATGCCGCACGCCATCCACAGTGATGAGCGCTGTGAACAGTTCTCCCGCCTGCTCAAGATGACGAACGCACACGCCAACGCGCTGCTTGGTCATGTCGAGCTTCTCGGCCAGGGCCTCAAGTGAGGCGCCACACAGGGGCGGTACTGCGGCCTTGATGCGTTGGTAATGGGCTTTTGAGATGTGGTCTGGCATGGTTCAGCCGAGAAGTTCAAGGGGGAAGACATCCGCACGAGCCAAGCCCTCGAATCGCGGGGATTCCCACGTTCCGGCCGGCTTGTGGATCTGGACGGGGTAGCCGTCGCGCACGCCGTCCTGGCCCGGGAGGCACAGGCGCTCCTCGGGGATCTGTTGGGGGCTGGCGGCGTGGTAGTGGGCGCAGTGGCCACGCTTGGTGCACCAGCCGCCCATGCAGGCAACGATGCTCATGCCGCCCTCCGGTTCTCTCCAAGGGCCTCACGCCACATCCAGCGCTGCGCAGCACTCAGACCCTTCGGGTCGCGGCTTTCGCGCTCCTTGAGGTCGTGCGCCCATTTCTTTGGGTCGGTTCCTGACGGCTTGGTAATGCCCGCCAGCGCCTTTTGAGCGGCCGCTGAGTCGAAGTCCGGGGGCGGAAGGGCCGGCGCCTTGACGGGCATGCCACGGCACAGGGCCTTGAACTCGATCAGGTTTGGCGGGTTGCTTGGAAGATGGTCCAGCGCGTAGGCGAGGTTTTGCGGCGACTGCTGATAGCCGCGAAGCTCGCGCGCCCAGTAGCCGATCATTTCGGCTGCGTGCTCGGCTGGGTCGGTTCCCGCTGGGCACTGCCATTGCCGGTCAAAGGAGGCCCCGTAGGTCGCCCGCATCGTGGCAAAAATCTTGCGCACCCAGGGTTCAGGCAGGGAGGATTCTGGATTCGACATCGATGGCCTCAATGGGCTTTGGTTGCGGGCGGCGGGCTCCGGTCAGGAGTGCGGCGGTTTCGAGTTGGCGGTCTGCTCTGCTCTGACCAGGGGGGGCGAATGCCTGCGTCGTCTTGACAGGCTGAGGCGTGCGCTGATTCCGCACCCAGTTGCGCCACGTCGCCTGCCAGTCCGTCTTTCGCCCGTCCTTGCCGGGCTTTGCAGCCCAGTAGTCGCGGAACTGCTCAGCGGTCTTGATGGGGTCAAGGTCTTTCCGCTCTGAAGCTGCCCAGTCCCGCCATTCATCCGGCAACGCCCAGTCTTGAGGCAAGCGAGTCGCGCGCACCTCTTCTGAACGTAGTGAAGAAGAGTTCTTCTCTTCTCTTCTCTTATCGGTTTCGGCTGGGTTAGCAGCGGGTTCTCCATGGGTTACCGCTGGGTTTCCCGTGGGTTTCCCGTGGGTTTCGTCTGGGTTCTTTTTGGGCCTACCGCCCTTTGATCCGTTTTCCCAGGCCGCCAACAGCGAAGCGTTCTTCTCGGCCCAGCCGGTCACAGTGATGGTGTCGCCGTTGCGCTCAAGGAACCCAGCCTCGATCAATGCCGCCTCAAACACGGCGGCATCGCCTGGGCATTTGCACTGCGCCTTCAGGCCGCGCGTCGGCATCACAAACGTGTCCGACTTGCGCTCCTGGCAATGAGCCCACAGGCGCAGGATGTAGGTTGGCGCCATCGGGTCTGCCAGCGCATCGACAACCATGCCGGTGCGCCAGTGATCGAGGAAGTCTGGGTCAACGATCATTCAAGGACTCCGGCCACCTACACCGCCTCCATCGCCTGAGCCCAGCCACCCGTGGGCGTAGGGCGCCGGCCTGGAAGGAGCCGCACCAAGCCCATGGAGACAAGCTCGATGCGCCTGCGGTCAATCTGCACCACAGACAGCCCCGTCAGCCGCTCCAGCTCGTGCGCTGTGTGCGGACCGTGCTGCTTCAGCGCGGCGAGGATGCGGTCTCGATGGCTCGGGGCGAAGCGGCGCGCACGGTCGGCGGCTTCGTGGCATTGGGAGGGGTCGCTGTTGCGGGCTAGGGCTTGCATCAGGCGGCCTCGGCTTCAAAGTCAAGCTCGTGGTTTTCGATGGCGTCACGCTTGCCCTCCGCCGCCTGCTGAACGTTCTTGCAGGCTTGACGGAAATAGCTCGGCTTCAGCTCGGCGCCGATACCCTTGCGTCCCAGCAGGACCGGAATGAACACCTCGGAGCCCACGCCCATGAACGGGGTGAACACTGTCTCGCCCGGGTTGGTGCGCAGCACGACGGCCCGCTCGATCACGTCAAGCTGCAGAGGGTGGACATGCTTCTCGTCCTCGCTGTCCCGGGCCTCGCGGTACGGCAGCACGCGGTTGAAGCGGATGTCGTCCCACATGCAGTCGGCGTACTGCCGCCAGATCCAGTGCGAGAAGCGGTTCTCGGTCTGCTTGCCAGTCCATCCGCGATAGCTCAGCAGATCGTTCGGCATCTGGCGCTCGCCGGCATAGTCCAGCAGGCCCGCAGGGTGCGCCACCGGGATAGGGTTCGCGCCATCGCGGCGGAACAGCAGCAGGTAATCGCCCGAGGCAATGCCACAATCGATGGAGTCGGCCACAAGCGACGCATGGGCTAGGTTCTTCTGCATCGTGCGCAGGCGAACCTCTAGCGGCTCCTTCCAGATCATGTGCCGGCCGGCGTACTTCCAGCCCAGGCGCTCGTGCAACTTGATGATGTCGCCCGGGAAATCGATGTAGGCATCGGTCCCGCTGTTGCTGCGCGGAATGTCCATGCAGTGCACACAGGACATGCGGCCGGGCATCGTGATACGGGCAAGTTCGCGGACCTGGAACTCGTACTGCTCGAAAAACGACTCGTAGCTATCGCAGTTGGACAGGTCGCGCGGATCGCTGCTGTAGACGTACAGCCCGCCAACTCCAGCCGAGGCGAACGGCGGGGAGTAGATTGAAAGGTGAATCGACGCGGCCGGCAGGCCCGCCATCACCTCCATGTTGTCGGCGTTGTAGATGGCGAACTTGTCGGTGATCAGTTGGTCGCGGACAGCCATTGCGGCACCCCCATTTGCTTGATGTGGTCGTTGACGCGGGCGATTCCCTGGGCGTCGTTCATGTGTTGGACAAGGTGCTCGAACATGGCGTCAGCCTGGGCGGCTTTGCGCTGAAGGTTCTTCACGACGCCTTGCTGGCCCTCGGTCGTCACGGTGTCCACGCGCACGGCGCGCTTCTGGCCAAACCGCCAGCAGCGGCGCACGCCTTGGTAACGCTGCTCAAACGAGTGCGACGGGAAATCAACGATGTGGGCGCAGTGCTGGAAGTTCAGGCCCCATGCGCCGATCTTCTTTTTTGTGATGAGGACGCGAGCCTTGCCGTCCACGAACGACATCAGCTTGTCCTCTTTGGCTTCATCGCTGTCTGACCCGCTGACCTGCACGGCATCAGGGATCAGCTTTTCAAGCAGCGCGCCTTCCTCGTTCAGATCGCACCACACCAGCGCCGGCTGCCCGGTCGGGTTTACCAGTTGCGCCACCTTCTCGCAGCGCTCGGCCACAGTGCGGCGGGTTTCCTCGCGCTGCTCCTTCAAGCCCACGGCGGGAAGCTCGAACAGGAAGCCATCGGCAAGCGTGCTGGACCGGACAAGGTGCTCCGCCTCGACCAGCTCGGGCAGGATGAACTTCGCATCATCAAAGCCCATGTCGGACGGCTTGCGAATCGCATGCATCCAACTGCACACCCACTGCCAGAACGGCACCTCGGCGTGACCCTTCAGGCGCCACTTGATGACCTCTCCACGCATGCGGCCCTGGGCGCTGTTGTTCAGGTCGTTCTTGAAGAAGCGATTCAGCATGTCCATGTGCCCGAGGTAGCCCAGGGCTTCGGACGACGTGCCAAGCTCGATGTAGTCGTTCGGCGCAGCCGTCGCTGTCTCAAGCAGGCGGTACTCGGTCTTGCGCATGAACTGCGTAATCTCGCCCCTGCGCTGGCCCTGAAAGGACTTCAGGATTGAGCTTTCGCCGCAGACCACGCCACCGAAGTCGGACGGCGTGAACAGGTGCAGCTTCTCGTAGTTGGTGACGACGATGTGATCCATCGGAGTCACCACGCCATCGCGGCACTGTCGGGCATCAATGCCGAACTTCACCGCCTCGCGCACACACTGCGGGCCGACTGCACAGGGGTTCAGGTAGAGCACTGGCTTGCGGGTCTTGCGTGCCACGTTGGATGCCCAGACCAGAGCCATCGGTGTTTTGCCAAGTCCGCAGTCGGCAACGTTGGCCGCGCGGCCCTTGCGAATGGCCCACTCGACCTTTGCTGCCTGAAAGTCGAACAGGAAGTCGGGCATCCAGAGCGGCGCAAAGCCGGTGTCGGCCCCGCCCTGCGTCTTGCCTCGCAAAAAATGCGCGTAGTCGCCGCGCGGTTTTGAGATACTCAGTTCAGCCATTTCAATCCTTGTCGTTGACGTGGTTAGAGGCCCGGCCGTGTTGCTAGCGCGGTCGGGTTTTCGCTTTCAGGCGGTTGCCTTCATGGCCTCAATAGCGGCCAGCAGGTCGGGCAACATGCCCTCCACCTTTGACAGCACGCGCGCCTTGCGGGCCGCGTCGTTGTCCATGTACTTGGCTGCGAGGTACTCGATCACCGCAGGCGCGTCGCCAGTGCTGGCGATCCATGCCTCAAGGTCATCGCAGTTCAATCGCTGCGTGTCGCCCTCGGCCGGGTTGAGCTTTCGGCTCAGGGTGGACGGGGCCATGTCCAAGTCAGCCGCTTGAGTCTTGAGGGCGATGGCGGCGCCGAGGGCCGAGCCGCCGACGATCTGATTACGTTGGGGTGGGTACATGACGAGATTCCGTGGTTAGTTGAGGTGGCAGCGGATAGGCAGATTCGTCAGGGGTCCGCTGGCTGGCCCTGTTTGTTCATCCGTTGGCCCAGCGCCCTTCGCAAGCCGACTCACGACGGCGGGTGGCTGGCGGACCCCATCTGCCATGGGGCTCTTGATGAAAAGGCCCCGGCCGCTCAGGGCCGAGGCGTAACCCATCAAGCCGTTCTCAGCGCCTGTTGCGGGGCGCCCGGTCTTGCGGGGGGAGGACAAGTGGGTGGGCGCCCTGCCCTGAGCCAAACTCGCGGTCCCGACGACTACGAGCCCAGGAGGGCGCCCAATGAACGACATCGACTCAATCCAGGTTCTCTCTTCCTTGGACCTGGAGGGCACAACAGTGACGACTGCGGAAGGCGTGCAGATGGCCATGGTCAAACTGCGCTTCCACGTTCAGATTCAGGGAGGCCCGCAGCATCTGCAGGTGATGCCCCTGCCTGCGATTTGGACAACGCCAGATGGGGCTCGCGGGATAGCGGAGGCTCTGCAAGTGCGTCTTGGAGGCGCAGCAGTGGCACAGGTGACACCTTCACCAGGGTCTGCGGCTCACTGAGCGTCTTCCAGCTCACGACGTTGATGCGTGGGAAGTGCATCTCAAGCCGCCTTCTTCTTGGCCGACTTGGGCGGCTTCAGGTCGGGCCACAGTGCGCGCACAGTCTCAATGCGCGGATCAGTGGTGACGCCGGTTCGCAACTTCCATGCGGTGGTGAACGGCACCGAGCACTTTTCGCAAAGTGACTTCACCTCTGCAAAGCTCAGTGCTTCAAGGCTCTCTCGGATCTCTTGGACGGTCGGAAGTTCATAGGCCATGCCCAAGCATACCGGAGAAGGTACACGCAACGCAACCGCTTTCGGTCGGTCACGTTGCGTATGTCGATTTACCCTGCGGCAATGTCTGAGAGCGCGCCCCTGCCGCCGCTATGGCTGAGCATTTGCAGCCGCCTTAAAGTTGCGCCGAGCACCAGCCTGGATCGAGTCCTCACGTTGGTGAATGAGGCTGTCGGGCGCGGGACTCTCCAGCGAATCCGGGACGGAGTTCCGGGGTCGTTTCCGTGCATGGGCCGCCATCGGCGCGCGTTTCGCACGTCTCGGGCATTTCTTCGGCCAGCCGCTTGTTGGCGTGAAGCATGTTCACCTGGGTCGCCTCGCGCAGTTCCAGAGGCATGCCCTTGTAGTGCAGCACCGTTCCCGCTTCGAGTGTGACTGTCTCTACCTGATCCATCTTTGACCTTTCCGGCCTCTCGGCCCAGCAAGCCCGCACCGCGCGGGCTTTTTTGCGACTTCATTCTAGGTATTTTCACGCATAACGACCGAAAACGGTTTACACGCAAATACCGCCTGCGGTACATTCTCTATGCGCCCCAAGTAAACGTCATTCGACGGGGGCAGCGAGGTACGCGATGGACACCACCCGCCGCCAAGCGCTCACCGTGCGCCTTGAGTCCGCCAAGGCTGACCTGGCAAAGGCCCGCGCTGCCGCCGCCTACTGCCGCGAGCAAGCCGACACGAACCACGCGCTTGCCGACGAGCAAGAGTGCCTGCAGAACGTCGCGCACTACAACCACCTCGCGCTGGGCTGGCGCCTCAAGGCCATTGCAGGCGAGAGCGAGTGCCGAGACCTTGCTGGCCGCGTGAGCTTGCTGGAGACCATGCTGGCCGACCCAGAAGCTCCGGGCGCCGTGGCGCTGGATCCAGTGGCCGTCGCCGCGATGGATGAAACGGCGGGGGTGGCGGCATGAGCACCTGGGCACACACCGACGACGCGCCGGTCCCAGAGCCGGACTTTTGGCCTACCGGCAAGCTGACCGCGACGGAACTCCAAGCGGCCATCGACGACCGCATGGCCCCACTGCCCTACTGCGCGGGCAACTGCAACCAGGGCCGCGCGCCCTGCGATTGCCGCTCTGAGTGCCTTCCCGAAGCCTTCGAGGACCAATCCCAAGACGCCGGCTGGGCGCCGTGGATTTGGCTCTCTGGCGTGCTGCTGGCAGTTGGCTCTGTCGCCGCGTTGATCCGCTGGGGGTTTTGATGAGCCCTGACCTCTCGCACATCTTCCCCCTCGAACCCATGTTCCGCCGCTATCCCTGGCTGGCGGTTGTGCTTGTGCTTCTGGCCTATGTGGTCGGAGCGTTGATTGATGGAGCACCGCAGTGAATGCAGTCGTCGAAATGCCGCAGCGCGGCCTTGTTCAGTCCTCTGGCCGGCTCTCGGCGTCCGAGGTCGTGCAGCACGCCGTCGTCGTGCAAGAGGTCATGCGTGCTGTGATGAAGAAGGACGTGCATTACGGGACCATTCCCGGCACGCCGAAGCCCACGCTCTATCAGCCCGGCGCTGACGTGCTGTGCATGACCTTTCGCATCGCCCCGGAGTTCGAGGTCGAAGACCTGAGTACGTCGGACGTGGTGCGCTACCGCGTCACCTGCAAGGGCGTTCACCAAGCCACGGGCGTGGTGCTTGGGTCTGGCCTCGGCGAGTGCAGCGTCGGCGAAGAAAAGTACAAGTGGCGCAAGGCGATCTGCGACGACGAGTTCAACGAGACGCCGGCCAACCTCCGGCGCGTCAAGTGGGCGCGCGGCAAGGGTGGCAGCGTCTACAAGCAGCAGCAGGTACGGACTGAGCCGGCCGACCTTGCAAACACCGTGCTGAAGATGGCGAACAAGCGCGCCAAGATCGCCATGGTGCTTGCCGTCACGGCCGCATCCGACATGTTCGGGCAAGACCTGGAAGACCTGGACGCGGTGCTGCAGGAGCATCTGGCGGACGGCGGCGAGCCACCGCAGCAGCAGGCACAGCAACCGGCTCGCACTGAGCCGCAGGCCTGGCCTGACGACAAGCTCAACGAGCGCGAGGCCAAGTGCAAGGAATGGGCCGCAGCCGGCAAGACCGCTGACGACGCCATCGCCTTCTACGGCACCAAGGGAACCCTCAGCGACGCTCAGAAGGACCGCATTCGCGGCTGGATGGCGCCCGCCGTGGCTGCTCCATCGCCCGCCCCCGCACCCGCCCCTGCCACTGAGCAGGCCGACGACATCCCCTGGACGGAATGACCATGCAACAACACAACCTCACGCAGGGCAGCGCCGAATGGCTTGCCCACAGGGCCGCATGCTGGAATGCAAGCGACGCACCCGCAATGCTCGGATGCTCTCCCTACAAGACTCGCCAACAACTGCTGAAGGAGATCGCTACCGGCATCACGCCCGAAGTTGATGCCAGCACGCAGAAGCGTTTTGATGACGGCCATCGCGCTGAAGCCTTGGCCCGCCCGCTGGGCGAGAAGGTGATCGGCGAAGACCTGTCGCCCCTGAGCGGCAGCGTTGACGCCGGCCTGTCACGGCCTCTTGCCGCCAGCTTCGACGGCATCACGTTCATGGCCGACTTTGTGTGGGAGCACAAGAGCCTTAACGACGAGCTGCGCGCAGTCCTGCCGGATCACGGCATCGGTGACACGAGCGTTGGCGCGGCGCTGCCGCTGCTGTATCGGGTGCAGATGGAGCAGCAGGCTGCAGTTTCGGGCGCAGGCCGCGTTCTGTTCACGGCGTCCAAGTGGCGTGGCGAAGAGTTGATTGAGGCCCGCCACTGCTGGTATCAGCCCAACCCTTCGCTGCGCGCCCAGATCCTTGCCGGCTGGAAGCAGTTCGAGGCTGACGTGGCCGCCTACGTGCCCACCGAAGCAGCCGAGCCCGCCCCAGTCGGCAAGGCCCCCGAGACGCTGCCCGCGCTGCGCATCGAAGTGACGGGCGCCGTCACCGCCTCCAACTTGGCCGAGTTCAAGGAAACCGCGCTGACGGCGATCCGCAGCGTGAACCGCACCCTGCAGACCGATCAGGACTTTGCCGATGCCGCCAAGGCTGTGAAGTGGTGCGAGGACGTTGAGACTCGCCTGAAGGCCGCCAAGGAACACGCCCTCAGCCAGACGGCCGACATCGACGCGCTGTTCAAGGCCCTGGACGACATCGGCGCCGAAGCCAAGGCCGTGCGCCTGGACCTCGACAAGCTGGTCAAGCGCCGCAAGGACGAGGTGAAGGAAGAGGCTGTGATGGCCGCGCGCCGCGCGCTGGACGATCACATCGCGGCCGTCAATGCCGAGATCGCTCCGATGCGCATCCAGCCCGTAACGGCTGACTTTGCCGGCGCCATCAAGGGCCTGCGCTCCATTGCCAGCATGCAGGACGCGCTCGACACCACCCTCGCAACCTCCAAGATCGCGGCCGACACCCAGGCCCGGAACATCCGCGCCAACATCAACGCGTTTGAGGTGTTCGCCAGCGGCTTCGAGTTCCTGTTCTCGGACCTGAGCCAGATCATCCACAAGCACGCCGACGACTTCGGCTTGCTGGTGCGGTCTCGGATCGACAAGCACAAGACCGACGAAGCCGCCCGCCTTGAGAAGGAGCGCGAACGCATCCGCGCCGAAGAAGCGGCAAAGCTGGAAGCCCAGCAAAAGGCAGAAGCCGCCCGCCTGGAGCGCGA